GGCAAGGAAACATTCGACGATTCCGAAATGATTCACATCGTTGGATTGGGATTTGACGGCATCGTTGGAAAATCAGTCATTGAAGCGGCACGCGAATCAATTGGCCTTGGATTAGCGGCCGACCGATTCGGTGGTTCATTCTTTGGGAATGGCGCGAATGTATCGGCGGTGTTGACACACCCCGGCCGATTGAGTGACGAGGCATACAAGCGATTGATCCGTTCGTGGCATCAGCGCAATGCGGGATTGGACAACGCCCACAAAACCGCGATTCTGGAAGAAGGCATGAAGGTGGAAAAGATGTCCATCAGCCCACAAGAATCGCAATTCATCAGCACACGAAAATTTGGTGTGGAGGACATCGCCAGATTCTTCCGAATTCCATTGGCATACCTTGGATCATTGGAAAATTCAAGCACACGCGCCAACATCGAGGAACAAGGAATTCAATTTCAACGCAACACGATTTTGCCTTGGGTGAAACGCTGGGAAGCGGAATTGAACCGCAAATTGTTCGTTGGTGATTCTGCGTATTACATCCGATTCAATATGGACGGATTGTTGCGTGGTGACATCAAATCGAGATACGAAGCATACACAAAGGGACGTCAATGGGGATGGATTTCCGCCAATGATGTTCGCAAGTTGGAAAACATGGCACCGATTGACGGCGGCGATGCGTATTTGCAACCGATGAATATGGTGGAAGTGGGAACCCCTAAAATGGACGAAGGCGATGCCGTGGAATGATTACCCACAAGCGGCCAGCGATAATGCCGCAAAAGCGTTGAAACACCGTGAAGAACACGATTCCGATTGTGGAACGGTTGTCGGGTGGAACACAGCGCGCATTCTGGCCAATCGTGAAATGGTATCACACGACCGATTGCCACGCATTTATTCGTTTTTGTCACGCGCCAAGGTGTATGACCAAGGCGATTTTTTTGATGCCGACGGCAACGAGATTTGCGGTTCGGTAATGTATGCGGCATGGGGCGGTGATGAAATGCTTGATTGGGCGCAAAAGACATTGGAACAAATGGAAGAAAATAAGAACGAAAGACATATCAAATCGGTTGTTGAAACCGACGACGAAATCGTCATCACATTCGGCAAAGGCGAAATGGAAGATGATGTTGAAATGGAATCAAAAACGGAGGAACGCGCCGAACCAAATGAATTGGCGGTTGGTGACTTTGTGCGCTGGAGTTCATCGGGCGGCAATGCTTACGGCCGAATCATTCAAGTGGAAGCGGATGGCGAATTGGAAGCGGATTCGGGATTCATCGTAAATGGCACACCAGACGACCCGGCGGCATTGATCCGTTTGTACCGTTATGATTCGGAATCGGATGCCTATGTGGAGCGCAAGCCCGTGTTGAATGTTGTGCATCGATTCAGTACATTGGAAAAATACGACGCGGAGGTTCGCAAATCGTCGGTCGTGAAAGAACAACGCGAATTCCGAATGGAAAACGCGGAATACGAAGGCAACACGATCCGTGGATATGCCGCCGTGTACAATTCGGATTCCGAATGGATGGGTGGATTCTACGAACAAATTGAAGCGGGCGCATTCGATTCAGTATTGGACAACGATGTGCGTGCGTATTTCAATCACGACGAAAATTTATTGTTGGGCCGTGTGTCATCGGGCACATTAAGAATCAGCACGGACAAACGCGGTTTGTTCTACGAAGTTGATTTGCCGAACACAACATATGCCAATGATTTGGTGGAATTGATGAAACGCGGCGATGTGAACCAAAGTTCATTCGCCTTCCTTATCGAAAAGGACCGATGGGAACAACGCGACGGCATCACCTACCGAATCATTGAAAAAGTATCACGATTGTTGGATGTTTCACCAGTTGCACAACCGGCATACCCGGATGCAACATCGGAATTAAAAACACGCGATTTGGAAACGGAAACCAAAGAAGAAACCCAATCGGCCGCCGTAGAAGATACGGCATCCGAAAAGGCGGAATCAAAGGAAGATGATTCCAACCTTTATTTGTATAAAAGTAAAATTTTAAATTTTTAACACGATGAAAAACATCGAATTGCGCGGAAAACGCGCGGAATTGATCAAGCAAGCGACCGCCATCGTTGATGCGGCGCACGCTGAAGGACGTTCATTGAACGCAGAAGAAAAGTCGAAATTCGACGCAATGGAAGCAGATGCAAGAAGCATCAAAGACCAAATCGACACTTTAGAGCGCGCAAGCGAATTGAAGAAAGAATTGGCCGCTAACGCCGAGGCACGCGAAATGGCACCAAAGGCAACACGCAAAGGTGCATTCGAAAAATACCTTCGCAATGGTATGGGTGCTTTGAACAACGAAGAACGCGCCCTAATGGGTGAAATGCGTGGTACATCAACGCAAATCGTTGGCACGGATTCTTTGGGTGGTTACTTGGTACCACAAGATTTCAGCGACGAATTGGATATGGCGTTGTTGTTCACCGGTGAGGTTGAGCGTTTGTCTAAAAAATTGAACACCGCTGGTGGTGCTTTGTTGGATTACCCAACAATCAACGACACGGCTACTGACGCAAACCTAATCAGTGAAGCGGCAAGCGTTACCGTTCAAGATATGACGTTCGCAAACGCTCAATTGAGTGCTTACAATTACGCATCACAAGTTCGCGTTTCTATGCAGTTGCTACAAGACAACGCATTCGATTTGAACGCGTTCTTGGCTGAAGCAATGGGCGAAAGAATCGCACGCGCAACAAACGCGGCATTCACTACCGGTACTGGCTCAAGCCAACCACAAGGTATCGTGACTGGTTCATCTTTAGGCACCACGGCGGCATCTGCAACGGCAATCGCGGCAGACGACATCCTTGACCTTATCCACTCAATTGATCCGGCATACCGCAACAAGGCGTCATTCGGTTTGATGGCTCACGATAACATCATCGCCGCAATCCGCGCGTTGGGTATCGGTTCTGCAAACGATTTCCCAGTATTCATCCCATCGATGGAAGCGGGTCAGCCAGACAAATTGTTCGGGTACAACGTGTACTACAACAACGATATGCAATCAAGCATCGCAACGGGTACAAAAACCCTAATCGCGGCAGATTTCAGCAAGTATGTTGTTCGTAGCGCGGGTGGCGTTCAATTCGTGCGTTTGAACGAACGCTACATGGACGAATTGGAAGTTGGTTTCGTTGCATACGCTCGCAAGGACGCGAAGGTTCTTGATAGCCGTGCCGTTAAACACTTGATTCAAGCGTAATCAATGAAGGTTAGATTTTTGAAATCTATCACTGGATCTGGGTTCCACTACCGCAAAGGCGCGGTGGTGGAAATCCAGTCCAATGAGATAGTCACCGATTTTTTAAATGCGGGATTTTGTGAGGCCATCGCAGAGCCACCAAAGAAACGCGCAAAGAAGGCGGTGAAGAAGAACACCACAAAAGAAACACGATAAGCAATGGCATTTGATATTGTAACGGCGGCGACGGATGAGCCAATCACATTGGCCTATGTAAAAAACTTTTTGCGCGTGGACAACGTCGCAGATGATGCTTTGATTTCGGCATTGATTACGGCCGCACGCATGATGTGTGAGGAATACACACGTCGCATTCTGGTGACGACAACAATCGATGAATATTTTGACCAATTCCCGCGCAATATGTGGGATGGCCATTCGAATCTTTTGTATTTGTCACGCGGCCCCGTTGCATCCATTACATCGGTATCATATGTTGATGAAATCGGATCTACACAAACGATTTCGGACACATTGTATGTCACGGATTTGATTTCGGAACCCGCACGCATCCAATCGACCGACGGTTGGACTACTGGCGCGGGCGTCATCAATCAAGTCATTGTTCGTTATGTTGTGGGCACGAATGTATCGGCGATCCCGAAACCCTTGATTCAAGGAATGATGTTGGTCATTTCGGATTTATACGATCAAAGAAGCGACCGCGTTAAGCAGTTGCCAACGGCATCCGAATATTTGTGGAACCCTTATCGCATTTTCACATTCTAATGATTAAGCACGCTGGGGAATTAGATAGAAGGGTGACGATTGTCATCGAATCGTTGGCGGAAGATGATTTCGGCCAATTGACGCCAGCGTCTACAACGACGCGCGATGTGTGGGCCAAGAAGGTTGAACACATCGGCAATGAGGGCGACAATGGCGACGAGGTGTCATCCACCAAACGTGTAGATTTCATTTTGCGATATGATGCGGTCACATTACAACCGAACGAAAGAAACTACATTTTGCACGACAACGAAACCTATTTCATCAAATCGATTCAATTCGCCGATGAAAGGAAATCATTCCAATTGGTGCGTTGCGAATATAATGATGCCGTGAACAAATATCAATAGATGAACAAAATCAGCATCACAATGGTAGGGGATAAAGAGGTTCGCAAACAATTGCGTCGCCTCGATGACCGTGTGCGTAAAAAGGTTTTGAAAAGCACGGCACGCAAGGCATTGAAACCCGTTGTTCAAGCATACAAACGCAACATCACGGATGCCGACGAAGTGTTCGCGGTATATCGTGAGGGTAAAGTTTATGCCGAGATTAAACCGGGGCAATTGCGCCGTTCCATTGGAATCAAATTCCCAAAGCAAGAACCGGGCGTTGATGGTATTGTTGCATCAGTAGGGCCACGAAAAACGGGCAGATATGCAGATCCAGAAAAGGGCGGTTGGTACGCCGGGTTTATTTCCTTTGGATGGCTAACATTTAAAGATGGTAGCAAATACAAGGGCCGAAATTTCGGATATGCGGAGCGTGCGATTAAATTAGGGGAACGATTGGCGGCACCAAGAATCAAGCGTGTGTTCACGGAATTGGTTCGCGCCGAGATTAAGAAATTAGGGTTCGCCCAAAAAGCCGGATTGCGATGATTGGGAAGGTTATCAAATACAAGTTCGACAATACATCGGCATTGAACAATGTGTTTGCCGGTAGTGTTTACCCACTTATTGGCGCACAAGGTAAGAGACGACCCTTTGCGA